ATCTTCTAAGGCAATATAATCTGTTGAGTTTTCTTGAACAAAAAGTCCGTTAGATGCAAAGTTAGTTTCATCCAGAAACTTAGCTAATGTTCTAATTCTTGTTACTTTTGCACCCGTTAAATCATTACCTGCTGTTATTAAATTAACCTCTAACATTACAGCACTAATTAAAGATAAAGCATTGCTAATTGTTATTTGTGGTCTAGGAAGTTGCCCTTTTTGAAAAACAAATCCACTTGCCTCTACTGGATAACGTAAATACTCGTTGCCTTGCCAAACAACTCTTCCGTTTAAATCTAAATTACTACCTGCGTGAAAACGGTACGTCATTGTTGTTTGACTACCATGTAAGGTTGAATCTAATTCCAACTCAAATAATTCAATAATTGCAGAAGGATTGCTCTTCTGTAGATCACTAATAATCGGATCTAAACTCATGGTTCAAATACTTCCCTAAATGTTGCTGTAATTGTCGCTCTATTTAAGTATGGAAGAGATTTATTCCATGAGTCACAAACAAATTTGGAAGATGAACTTTCACCCGGTGGAGTAAAATCAAAACTAGCTTGATCTAGTGCCCTCGCATCTAAAAACGTCTCAATAGTGTCTGCATCTGTTTCAGTAACGTCAAATTTTAAAGAATAAACTTTTGGATTCGTATGTGCATCCAAACCGAATAAAATTCGATGTTCATACCCATCAGCAAAACGAACCACACGTTTATTAGGTGCTGATCTTTTTTGAACTCCATATTGCGGAGTAATCGAAGGAAATGTTGCCATTAACGTGTACCTGCTAAAAGTCCACCCGGTCTTTGCTGGTTAAGAATCTCAGCTTGAACTGCTTCTGCCAACATACTTCCTAATTCTTCCGCTTGTCCTCCGTCTCCTTGTACAGCAGAGCCAGAAGCATCAACATTAACAACAACAGAAGTAGATCCTCCTCCTATTTGATCATTCGGAACAATCGCTCCTGATCTGCTTGGAGTGAAAACCTCCGGCCCCTTTTCTCCTACGACATAAGAACGTCCACGACTAACAGGACCGCCCTTTGCCATAAATGGAAGCTTACTTAAAGCAAGATTAATCCCAATATCTAATAATTTATCGCTAATCCTGTTAAGAATATTTCCTACGGCTTCTCCTAATGACTGTGTTCCTTTTATTGCAGCTTTTAATCCTTCTACCATTGAATCCTTTATTTCTGTCCCTAGTTCCTTAAAGATGCCTTTTAATTTTTCAGCTTCTTCTACTTGCCCTTTTAGCTGTTCCCTTTTTTCTACAGCAGCCCTTATTGCTTCTTCGTGTTCCCCATTATTCTCCTTTATCAATTTCTGAATTTCTTGTTCCAGTAAAAACTCTTCTTCCTTTCCTGTTAATTGAGCCTCTAGTAATGCCGATTGTTTACTTATATGTTCAGTCGCTCTTAATTCAGCTTTTTCCTTTAATTCTGCCTGTTTTTTTTGCTGACCTCTTACTGCATTAAAAGGAAGAACATTAGCTTCATCATTCTTTTTTAACTCAAATGCTTTTGCTTTTAATTCCATTATTTGTCCTCTTAAGTCCATTATTTCCGACTCTTTATTCAATCTATTTCTCCATTTAGTAAAAATATTTCCCTTAACAGGAGTTTGAACAAGTTCGTCTAACTGTTTAATCAACTGCTCTTCTTTACTTTTTATCTGTCCTGATGTTCCTGTTTCTAATAATTTGTCAAATTCTGCTTTAGCTTTTCTTGCGTCTTCCCCTGCGTTGTGAATAGCTACTCCAATTCCAAGCACTCCAGCCGCAACTAAGCCCCAACCAGTAACGGTTGCAACTCCAGCCAATGTTATCCCCAAGGCAGTCCCCGCCGCAGTGACGGCTGCTATAAGTGGAACAAGTACAATGGCTGCTGCTGCTAAGGAAAGCATGGTCGCAACCGCCGCTTTTATACCGGGATTCAAACCATTAAAAGCCTTCAATAATTCTGTCAAGAAACCTGTTAGTGGCAATGCTACAGGTATCAAATTATCCCCTATCGCAATCTGTAATTCTTCTACTTGATTCTGTAAATCTTTCATCTTCTGAACTGGAGAATTTTCCATAATTGACGCAATCTTTCCAGCCCCTTCTCTTTCAATTCTTTCTAACGAACGAATAACAATATCTGCTGTTATTTCTCCTTCCGAGGCTAGTTTCTTTAATTTTCCGACTGGCTGATCCATTTCCTTACCGATTGCCGTCATAATCGTTGGCATCTGTTCAGCGATGCTTCTAAATTCATCCCCTTGTAATCGACCTGATCCTAAAGCCTGTGATAACTGTCTAAAGGCTCCAGAAGCCTCCATTGCACTAGCACCTGAAAGTTTAGCCGCCGTATTAAATCCCCTAAAGGTCGTCTCTATATCCTCTAACGAAACACCCATTGGACGAAGACGAGCGTATATGTCTGCTACTCCTCCTGCTGCTTCCCTTTGGCTTAAACCAAATGTTTTTGCAGCACTCGCCGCTATTTCTAACGCCGCCGCATTCTCTCCATAATCAGCTGTTAGTAATGCAATTCTTTGTTGCAACGCCTGATAATCAGCAGCAGCAGCGACAGCCCTTCGACCTGCTTCCGCTAATGCAACACGACCAAGTATTCCACTTAATCCGTTTAATTTTTTACTTAATCCATCTGTTTTCTTTTGAACGTCTCTAAATCTTTTACTTAAATTCTTTGCTTGCTGATTAACACGCCTTAATGCACTAACGGCCCCACCCGCTACAACTTTCAGAACGACGGGGACTTCTGCCACGCTTATTCACAAACTTTTTTTTATTCTACCGTTTTCTCTTTGACTTTTCTATTTCTCTTCGATCATCTTCCCCTTTGTTCTCATAAAAAGCAGCAAAATGAATAAACTCCGACTCCGATAATTCCAATCGAAGCCTACTAACAGTCATTCCTAATTCTGTTGCAAGGAAAAACTCAAAATTTAACCAGCTATCCCCCCTTAGTCTTTTTTTGCTTCTTTTAAATCAGCATCACCACCTACGCCAAACAAAAACAGTTCTATTTCATTTAGAACCGATTCTGGTAACTCCCTTTGTAATTTAATGGCATCTCCAGCTTGGAACGCTTTTGTCCCATCCTCTAGTTCAGCTATTCGGACAAGCATTTGGGTGCTGATTTCTAAGGCTTCTTCTGTGCCTGCTGCTTCTTGTGCCTTTTTTCTGTCCGACCTAGTTATCGGACGGAAATAAAGATCAATCAAAGCATTTCCGTTGTCGTCTTTGACTGTATATTTTTTTCTATGAGAAAGATCGAACGTGCTAGTCAACAAGTCAACTGCACGTTGTTTAGATGCTGCCATGTTTAAGTGATTTTATCTTTTTATATATTAGACAGCAGAGGTGATTGCACCACTAGCTTGGTATGTAGCAGAAACAGAAGTTAATTCACCAACTGTTGTTGAAGCACTGATCCCTGTAATTATTCCAGAGAAAGACCATTTCTTTGATCCAGAAGTATCAATGTAAAGCTCAAAGACAGCATCGCCAGCATCTTCAGTTACTAAAACATCATCAATTAAATTCTTTGTTTCGTTGCTACTAGCAGCCGTGTAATTAAACTCAATAGAGCCAGAGCCGGAAATCAAGCCGCCAACATAAGTACGAGCAGTGTCGCCTTGAACGGTTGTTTCTAAAACCTCTTTTGCAAGATCAAGAGTCCAACTTGTAGTTTGAACAACTGCTTCTGTTGTTCCTGAAGAGTTCTTGAATTTTACAGAACCCTCCTCTCCTCGATAATTAGCCATTTAAAAAAAGGGGTCAATGAATAGAGTTTAACCTTTTTCTGTCTTAGAAACAGATTTTTCATTTTTCGATTGGTTGTCTAAGTATTGCTGACAACGTGGGTCCCAAAGAGCAGGGTTCCTTTTTCCTTTGACTGCCTCAATAGCGTCAAGTTGTTCTTTTGTTAAATCAGGCATTAGAGAGATTCTACCGTTTCAAAAGTTATTCTAATCTGTGATTGAAAATAATTTGCAGGAGAAGAGGTTTCTTGCATATCAGGCCCATTAGCAGCATCAAAATAAACGCCTGAGACAATAACCCTATTAAATAGATTTCTTAATCTGGTTCCTATTTCTAAGTTGTCACCAGCACCAAGCCCTATTTCAGAAAATATATTTAACACAACTATTCCATCAATCATATTAGCCGACCCCGATGTGCCTCCTAGTGTTATGTATGTACTGCTTCCAAAATTAACTAAACATTGCACCCATTTTGAAGCAGTAGGGGAATAAGGCACGTTATTAAAAACAACAGGGATAACAGGAGAAGATGCCAACTCAGTGTTGACCCGTTCTTCTATGACTTGACGAACATCATTAAGATCAACTGCTGCCACTAATCTTTCCTCCGTATATTCTCAAGTCTAGATTTAGTTTTTCTTAGTTGGGCTTTTGCAATCAAATCTAACCATCCAATTTGTGCCTGAGCACTTCCCCTGATTCCTGCCGCTTTCCATGACGGAGGCAAATTGGTGCCATAAGAAAGAGCTTCAGCGTATGGCAAATTATTGTGGATGTAATAGCTGTTTCCAATGTTTTCAAAGCCTGACCTATATCCCACTGTTTTCATTTTTCCGTCTCCTTGATCAACATATAAAGGAGTACGAGGCTTAGCTTTTTGATAAAAACTACTAGAAGCAGGTGGAAGTTGACCAGCAGCCGTACCGTTTTGTCCAATCTGCCAACTCATACGAAAACGCCCGCTATCAACGGGACTTGCTTTCTTAATTGCAACGCCTAATTCTAAAACTGTGCCTCTTAACAAACTTGTAACAGTGTCCTCGTAATATGCCCCTAAATCATCCAACTTTATTATTTTAGTCATCCCCTTAACACCAACTGATAACTAATAGCAGTATTATCTTGTTCTACAATTTTTACTCTAATAATTTGATAAGTTGAACCACTAATAACAACTTTATCTGAAGTCGCAGGAACGTAAGTAATACTAGCTGCTGCAATAGTTAGAAGCCGATCATCCGCTTGAATAAGTTGGCTAACTTCTCTTTTATTTATATCTTCAACAAAACCTTTAATAGTTGTATCTGTTACTGATTCTGCTGCTTTTCCTGTTGCCGCATTATAAGTACCTGTTGTAACTCGTCGAATAGTTACATCAGCACCAACTGTTTTTAAAACTTTGTTGGCTGCTTTTTTTAATGCTGAGGCAAGAGCCATTAGATCCGATAAGCAATAACAGAACCAGCACTTGTTTGAGTAATGCTTGTAAAGATTCCTTCGATTTCTGTGCTTGCCTTTAAATCAATTCCAGAAACAGTAGAGGAACCATTTTTTGTTACATTTTCAGAAACCAACGTAACAGTTGAATCTGTTAAACAGGTGATCTTTCCAAACCTCCCAGTATGGGCACTGGTGTCTGTGATGATGATGGCTGCTGGATAACTAGAAAATCCCATTGGGTTAACTCCTTTTGATGGCTACATTACCGGGTCCACTAATTCTAAGGCCAGTGAAATACCTTTCAAACATTGGTGGAACTCTATCCGCACCAACAGATCCGTAAAAATTAGGGGTTACATTCATACTACCAATGTTGACCTGTTTAAAGTCTTCTAATCCACTTAATCCGATTCCTGTTGGATTGTTTTGTAGATAAACAGCTAAGACAACTTGAGCCTTTTTGATTTGATCAGGTATTTCTGTGTCAGTAAAATAATCAGTTGTTATCCGAAACGGAAAACCAACAGCGTAAGTATTGATGTATGTATCCGGCTTCCTAACTCCTGTTCGTGGCCATTGAAGAGCTTGCGTGTCTGTCGCTCTAGCACCTAAAAAACGCTCACGATCAATTCTTTGTGCTGCTGTATATAAAGCACGATTTCGATAATCATCACTTGTAGAACCAGCTTCCCACGCTTTTACATCGTCATCAGGTGTTAACCCTTCAACGATTGCATTGGCATCAGAAAGAGTGATGTAACTATTCGCTGACGCTGATCCGACTGTCGCAACTATCGAGATTGCCATTTGTTAAAGCTTTTGTTTTTGCTTTTGGTTTACGTTTCTTTTTTGGCGTTGGAATAGGAGCAGGACAAGAGACTGCTGTTAAAGCAGCCTCCTGTTCTCTTGCTCGCCTAAATGCGAACATCCCCATTAGCTAGATGCACCCTTAAAGAGTACAAAGTTAATAACAGCAGCTTCGCTCAAGGCACCGCCGGATACATTTCCAACAGAAACTTTAAATGAACCAGCCGCTACAGCAGAAACATTGACAGTGTATGCACCAGCTGTTCCTGTCGCTCCCAAGCAAGCGTAAGGACAATCTGTTGCGGCTACTCGATCATTATTCACTTGAAATGTAACCTCTGCTCCATCGGCTAGAGCAGCATTATTCATTGTGATTTGACCTGATTCTGCATTTAAAGTCACAGCAGTTGACTTGTTAGTCGCCTGAGTAACAGTGCCACCAGTAGTAGGCCCAACAGCCTTACCAGCAGTTACTTCAAATTGAGAAGGCATAATTAATTACCTCTAATCCTGATTGGATACGTTGGTTGCCCTAACGATTCCAATGTTCTTAAGCTCGTAGACCTTCGACCAGTTGGCTACGGTTTCTAGTTGGGCACGAGTAGGATTTGTTGTAGTAACAGCCCACTTGGAACCAACCGGGTGATATGTGTAATGAAGATCGACAGCTAGAGCATCGGACTTAGCCAAAATGTCTCTGTCAGTTTCCATTGTTAGTCCAGCCTGCTCACCTGAAGCGATTGCTCCAGCAGTAAAGAAGTAACTGGAATACTCAGTAGAAGCACCAGAACCAGTTGTTGCTACATCATCAGAAACAATTACACGAAGCCCACAATATGTAGGAACAGTGTTATTTCCAGCAGCATAAGCAGGAGCAATTGTACCGCCAGAAGCAGTTGCAGTTGCGTTTGTGTCAGAGGCTAAAACGTAGTCAACTAATTTACGCTCAACAAGGTCGTAATAAACCTTTGAGTGAATACAAACAGCAGTTAGCTTGTCACCTGCATCGCCTAAAATAGCTTTTGCTTTTGCAACATGCTTAGGACTTAATGCTGTAGGAGTATCACCACTCTCTGAGTCAATACAAAGATTGAAGAAAGCAGAATTACTGTCATTTGCATTAATAGAACCAAAAACTCCAGAAAGAGTAGAAAGTAAATCTTTCTGTCTTTGGTGAGCGATATAAGCACCAAGCTTATTACCGATTGCTGCCATAGGGTCACTACCAGCAGCTAAAGCAGCCAAATCTCTTGCTTCAAAAGCACGACCTCTGTGTAAAACAACAGAAATCTGTTTGTCTGCTGAAATCTTACCGGGTGTTAATGATGAACTATCTGATAGAACTTCAAAATCACCAGAGAGATTTGCTTTCCAAAATGGGACGTTAACAAAGTCTCCACCCTCAGTTGCGTTTAACTCTGCCAAAGGCTGAACCACACCGCTAGCTAAGAAAGCGTCACGTTGAGTTGTTTGCTCTATGACATAAGGTGTAAACACCTCTGGGATGATCACGTCCGACCGTAAGGTCGCCATAAAAATACCAAAGAAATAGAATTACGATGTGGGCCACAAGCCCCTGACTCAGCACAGCCTTGTCTTATCTAAATATACTAACGCTTTGCCGCCGATTGTAACCGATCATATAAATCTTTGTCTGTTCTATATAGCCTCATCTGCTCTGTAATATTAAAAGTTTCAGCTTCAAACGGGTTCTTGGTTCCAGTCGGAACAGGAGCAGATGTTGTTCTTCCAGCAGGAGCCCCACCCCCTTGCGGTGTCTGTTGTTTCAGCAAATAAGGTGCTTGTTCTTTTAGTTTTGTTTTAGCCCAATCAGCGACAGGGATACGTTCATATCCATCAACAACAACAGGCTTCCCTTCCTGAAGATCAATTTTATCTTTTGGCAAAAAGTTTTGTAAAACTAAACTAGGGTCATGCACTACTTCTGCTAATGCTTGGCTTGCGGGTGAAATTAATTCGAGTTCTCGGACTTTTGATTCAAGCTCTTCTATACGCTGTTTATCTGTTGATGATTTCTCTCTATATTGCTGTTCTAATGCTTGTTTTGCTTCTCCGTATTTTCCTTTCTGCTCTAATTCGGCCTGTTCCGCTTTCGCCTTAAAATCAAGCAAAGCTTGAACGTCCACATCAGGAGCAGCGTTAGCTTTTGCTTTTGCTTTTTTTGTTTCGTTTAATAGCTCAGCGTTTTTTTTACGCATCGCCTCTACTTCAGCTTTTAGATTCTCAACCTCAGAATCGACAGCCTGCTCCACAGGAGCGTTAGCTTCTTCAGACATAAAACCCACAGGGTCGTAACTTCTAAAAGTATATTACTTTTTATACCCTTTGCCTTTTTTGGGCTTGGCCTTTGTTGCTTTTTTTTTACCCCAAGCAGCAGAAGCGAAAGAATGTTTACCCGGCATTTTTAAAAACTAATTAATTTAAACATAAGCCGAAGCCTCTAACTCTTCATCTGTTACTTGATCCTTTTTAATCATTTCCTTCATTTGGTTATCCAAGCGATCTGCGGTCACAAAATCAGCCTCCCAGTTAGCCATTTTCCGTTGATGGCACAAGGTTAGATACTTAGAATCACTAATCACAATCCTTCATAAAGCATGTTGATATATTTTAGTGCTTTTGCATCAGAAATACCCGGCAAGTTATCGGTTCGTTCCCTAATGCTTCGTGACAACAATTCCGGCCCATCTAATTCTTCTCTTAGAAGATTTTTAACCTTAATTCTATTTAAATTAAACTTCTTATATTTTTTACTGTCTTTTTTTAAAAAACTTGGAGTCCCTATTAGTCTAATCTCATGAATCAAATTTCTTGACTGCCAATCTTTACTATTGCCAAATCCTAAAGCTTCGATCAGTGCAGCCTTCGGATCATTTTTAGCCATCCCAAAATCTATCGCCATCCCCTTCTTTGTTTTCCTATCAAAGAAAAAATTACGAACGTGCATATCATTATGAGCGACCCCTTTTAAATGAATAGCTTTTCTAACGTCTAAATAAGAATCAATATATTGAACCGCATCTTGACGAGTTGGTATTCCATCAAGAAGTTCTTTTAACAACGGTCTTCCTTTTGCTTTCCCCATTGTTAAATATCCGGTTTTAATTGTTACCGTTGACGACGAAGCAATCTGTGCTTTCCTTTCTAATTTTTTAAATCCATAGAAAGAGGGAACGGCCCCTGTGTCCTGAACTTTTTTTAATGCTGCAACTTCGTTTTCAGCTATCCGACCACGCTTAACAACAACTCCACCTGCTCTTCCAGAAACGAGCATTGCTTCTCCTGCTACTCCTTTTCCTAAACTTTGAGAACTTGATTTGTCGAACCACTTCTTAGGATTATCAACAACAGACTGAACTGTTTTACTAAAACGAGGCTTTTGTGCTGGTAACTTTGCCGGATCGCCGTATCGAGCCTTTAATTGTTTTAACGAAACCTCGCTCCCATCCTCACGAACGATTGAACGCAACGCATCCCTTCCACCCTTTTGTTTTGACAACCGACGGAAATAAGCCGACTTTTCTTTCCCTAAAACTTCAGCCTGCACACTTTTAGGTTGCCGAGCCAACCATTGTCCGTATGTCATATTTCCGGGTACGGGTCTACCCTTTTGTTCCTTTCCCCACTTGGCTGCCCTTTTTGTTTCATCCGGCCCGAAGACTTTATCCGGTGGCGTTTCTCCAAACTGCTCGTACCACTCGTCATCTATAACAGGAACTATTGTTGATCTGCAATTAAAATGTTGGGGTGGGGTTGGCCCTTTGTTATATGTAAATTTCTGACCGTCAAGTTGGGCACAAATGGTAGATGTTCGACTATCTAAAGTCGCCACATATTTGTATTTTTTAGCAATATCAGAATTAGCCTCGAACGCTCTTTTACTTGCTGTATTTGCAACTTGATTAACGCTAGTTCTAACAATCGTCATCACCTGATGATTTGCCATCTTTGTTAGTTCGCCTCCTGCTAATGCGACCTGTCTAACATTTCCAGTTTGTCCAAAGTCCAAACGGCCCTTTAATCTTCGAGCCATTTGCTGAGTTGTATCACCTGCCAACAATCCACTTCTAACAACCTGACTGAATTTCTCGGCCTGCTGAACAGCTAAACCACGGAATGCTTTTTGAACTGTGGTTCCATTTGGCAATGTGATGTAGGCACCCTCCGGTGCCGTTAATTTGAATTTGCCCCCTCGCAATTCATCCTGTAATTGATCGGGAACATTAAAAATATTGACTGATGTTGGGTCAGTCATAACAACTGATTT